CTCCTTGAATGGTAATACCTTAATCTGTGATAGAGGTGCTGAATTTAGGTCTTCTTTATTCACCAATTCAATCAGTCCCCAATCACTCAATAACTTGCCAATCGTATTCCTACGTTCTATATCATTGACAAATATATTCGCCGTCTTGCCATCTAGGGCAAAAAGTTCCTTGAAATGGACGATGAAGTATCGTCCCTGTTTGTGTAGTATGTGGCAAGATTGATATATCTTACGTTCTTTCCTACTCGCAACACCTATCCGTGTTAGTGTCTCTCTTATCTTTAGAAAATCATCAGGCTCTTTTATCGTCACCTCGAGCATCTGGTCTGGTTTCCATTCTATAACTTCACTCATTTTCTCCCACCTTTATTTAATCTCTCTTTTATATAATCAATCTGAGACTTAGTGAGAATACGGACAGCCTCTGCTGCCTTCTTGTTAGAGTAACCATAATATTGTTTTACGATATCAATATCTTTTATCTTACTCGCCTTCAACCACTTACTAAATCTTTTCTTACTTCTTATAGTATTTAGTAAAAAAGAATATTGGGCATGTTTAGACGCATGGTGTAGTCTGTTCATCTCGTTGGCGAAGATGACAGTATCAGGAAAGTATGATAGACCCTTGTTGATGATGAATGGAGGATACTTCTTCTCCCAATCTTTATCATCAGTATCTAGTAACTTCTCCTTACTACTATTGATTGCCGTGAGATAGGTGCCTAGTTTATACTCACTCATTTAAACTTACACTCTGACATTATCTCAGTTAGACATGCTACCATGTTTAACTCTGGATCTGCCACGAAGGCATTCTTGTATTGATAATCTGCCAGTAGTATGACCATTGGTGGTATACTCTCTGGTTTCATGGTCGTGTAAAAGTTTTGATAGAGTTCTTTGAATAGACCAGCGGGGTCTTGGTCGATGTTATCTGTCACCCACTTTCTCATATCACCAAAGTGTCTATCTTTTAATGACTTGTTGAGATTGACAAGGTTCGCCTCAGATATCGTCACCAATATACCAGTATCTATCTTACCAGATACAGAATATCTCTGTAACTCGTTTATAGTTCGTCTAAAGTCTGGATAATGTTTGATGATGAGTTCAGCGACAACCTTTGGGTCAAAGTCTATGTTCTCTTGTTCTAAGATGGTACATAGTCTCTTGTGGAATAGACCTGCCAGTTGTTCTTTATCTTTATTCTGTATTGAGAAGTTTATGACCGTACATCTACTGTGGATGGCAGGTATAATCTTGTTCTTGTAATTACATGTAAAGATGAACCTACAGTTACCACTAAACGTCTCTATGAAGTTTCTCAACGCAGGTTGAACACTCTCAGCGTTCATGTAGTCTGCCTCATCGATGATAACTACCTTTGGTTTATCACTCTGGTTTAGAGATACGGTCGAGGCAAATGCCTTAATCTGATTTCTTACGATATCAATGGATCGACCTTCGTCACTACCATTAATGACCATAACGTCACAACCTAGTTCATTACATAATGCCTTGGCAACAGTTGTCTTACCAGTACCAGCAGTACCAGATAATAATAAATTTGGTATCTCACCTTGTTTGAGAATAGACTTGAAGGTCTTCTTTATCTCAACGGGTAGGATACACTCGTCAATCGTAGATGGCCTATAAGCCTCTACCCATAATGTATTTTCCATAATTACCCACCATACTTACTTGTATTCTCTAACGCAACCCAATACTGTAGGGATTTGTTCTTATGTTTAAAATTAGAAATAAGTTTGGAAGATATGGCAACATTGTAATCACCAGGTAACATCTTTAGATGTTCAGTCTTAAAGTGAAAGTCGAATGTCTTATCCGTCTCACCAACTTTAACACCGTAGGTGTTTGCGGTCTCATTCTTCTTATCAACTGCGGACATCATAATATCTGTGCCTTGAGATTTAACAGATATATCTGGTAGTTGTAACATGGCAGCAGCCTTCTTCACTTTCACCAAGTCTGCCTCAGTAAGTGTAAACTCTACCTCTGTGTCAGGCATTTTTACATCTTTCTGTGGAGTTGTTAGGATACTTGCGTCAGCAAAAAAGTATTTTGATTTAGTTGATGTACCTTCTTCACTAATGGTCATAGACTTCTCGTCAAAACCAAAAGATGGTTTACTGAATAGAGACATCATGCCTAGAAATTCAGATAGGTCGTAGATGGCGATATCTTGTGGGAAGTCTTCTTCGACCTCTGCTGTCGCCAGGATATTCTTCATTGTTGAGATAGTCTTAATCGTCTTACCTGGTGTAATCATCAAGTTAGGATTGATTTCACTAAAGTTTTTAAGTATCTCTTTTGTAGTGTCACTTATTTTCATTATATAATCTCCTAGTCATTAGGGTTGTTTAACTTCTCTGCCATCGGGCTTCGAAGTGGTTGATTGTCGTCCCACTTACCAATATCATACTTCAACAAATCTAAGTTAGATGTATTGTAGTGGTCTTGGGACAACTGTATTATGGCATAGTGAATAACTTTCATAAGGTCTTTCTTATTCTTGCCT